TGACTCAACGATGGTCTTCTCGTTCCCTGTGAAGTCTCCTGACAACGCTGTTACGCGCAACGATATGACAGCGTTGGAACAGCTTGAAGTCTGGAAGCTCTACGCTGTGAACTGGTGTGAGCACAAGCCGTCTGTAACGATCAGCGTGCGGGACGATGAATGGCTAGAGGTCGGTGCTTGGGTCTACAAAAACTTCGACCTGTGCAGCGGTATCAGCTTCCTGCCACATTCTGACCATACCTACCAACAGGCTCCCTACCAGGATTGTGACGAGGAGACGTATGAAGAGCTTCTCTCTCGTATGCCCAAGTCAATCGACTGGTCACGCTTGGGCGAGTATGAACAAGAAGATAACACCGCTGGTTCCCAGACACTTGCTTGTGTTGCAGGAGTGTGCGAAGTTGTCGATCTCAACTAGTAAAAAATGTAAAGGTGCTTGTAAGCTAGACCTAGACCACGTCTATTGTATAGGTTGCGGTAGAACAGTAGAGGAAATTAAATTAGCTTATGAAAAGAAAAAGCAGGAAAGAGAGTTCCAGATATACTGGTCTCGCCTTCCTGCTTAGGTTGGACGCTAAATAGTCCCGTGGGGAGCCAAGGTTAGCTCCCTTTTTTTTTATTCTGTCACATTAAACGGCGACGACGGGTCATCTAGAACTTGACGCAACTCCCCGCTTGATTGGTTTGGGTTTACCACAAGACCAGTCGTCCTTGCATATCTTTGCTCAAGTTCGCGCCGTTGTTGCTTCGCCGCGTTCTCTGCTATCAGTTGCCTAATACGTTCGTCACTTGCTGCTTGAGTGTCTTCTTCTTCTTCAGCCACAACTGGTTCTGTACCCGGTACTGTGTAGGCTCCCGGAACAGGCGTTGTTTGGCCCGTTTGCTGTTGTACTTCGCCCGCCAACTGTGCCAAGATACCGGCAGGGGTAACTGGTCCAGGTGACGGCATGCTCGGCACCATCGGCTCCAAATAGGGACTTGGCATGTTCGGCACCATCGGCTTCACCATCGGCCCCAAATCGGGACTTGGCATGTGCGGCACCATCGGCTCCAAATAGGGACTTGGCATGTTCGGCAAGGGCATCATCGGACCAGCATCGCCTTGTGTCCCCGCAGAACTTTGCATGTTCTGAAGCATACCGAACAAACTTGTCAAATCGTATTCTTCATATGACGGTGGCATCATAGGAGCAGTGGCGTTATAGCCATATTGAGGATACGCGGTTTGGATTACCGCAGGAGAAGAAGTGTATCCAAAGGGGTTCTCGGTGTACCCCAGGTTCTGTGGATTAGCCGCGTATATATCGCCAAGTGTTTCTTGGTTAGCCGCAGCAATGTTTTGGTTCTGAAGAGCAGTGATTAGACTTCCCATAGTACTTCCCTTAGTTTATTTAGCGTTTTTAACAATAGATGCACCGAAGTACAGACCAGTTATAGCAGAGAGCAAATGTGTGTCAAGAGGTGTTAGTACTAGCCCCTTAACTACTTGCCACTTTATTTCTTCACTACCTTCAAAAAACAAGAAACCTGGGTTCCAAGCTGTGTACCCCACGGTAACCTGAATATCTGGCCAAAATACAGACACAACCTTCGGCCAAACAATGATAGCCCCTACAGCAGCCAGAGCGATTATACGCCGCGTCATTTGGAAGCCTTTGTTCTCGTAGCGTCTGGCTAGGTCAGTAGCCTCAGACTGCGCTGAGAGGCCGTCTATGGCCCTCTGAAAGGCATCCTGCTTCGCCTTCATGCTCTGAGACCACATGGACATCACACCGCCCATAAGGCCAGAGCCTAGCATAGTGATGAGTTCTAAAGGTAAACCACCCATTTACTGCCCCTTGTTTTCCAGAAGAGAGATACGAACTTGAAGATCGTGGATGATGTTCATCATCTGTTCACGTAGATTTTGTCTCGCTATAGCGTTGTCCGGCGACGGCACGATCTGCCCCTCTGGCGTCACCAGTTGCATCATGCGGCTCTCGGTCTTATACATGCGGTTTTCAAGATCATTCAGATGCATGATGAGGTAGCCGACCGCAGCGAACATAACCGGAGCAAGCGCTGTCAGGACAGCTTGCGAGTTTACGTTCATCGACCCGTCCACCGCTTAACCGTGTCGGTCTCCCAGATACGCAGAGCCATCCAGATAATGGTGAACAAACTTGCTAGAGCTGGTAGAACATCCATGACCGCTCCGAACGCAACCATGCCAGCAGTGACATCAATGGGGGTTTTATCGTTCATCTTAGTTAGCCCCACTAAATCTTGATATAACTTCACCTGATCTATTCTTTGTTTGTCTGTACCAGTTTGAATCTTTAGCTTCTTCCTGAGCCTCTTTAATTTTACCTTCTTTTAAAAGACGGAGTGTTTCTGTAAAATGTTTTTCACTGCCAGGAACTACAACTCCTGATCCCATTTGATAAATCATTTCCGCTAAAGCATTGGCAGCCACAGAACCTTTCGTTCCTTCTAGCTCTTGTTTAGCCCTTCTTAGAGCATCTCCCCAACGGTTATAACTTATATTATCTACTAGCTCTGCTGGAATTTCTACACCCTCTTTAGGAATTTCTGCAAGACCAAGCTGTTCCAAAGCTGGGTCGTCCAAGAAAACCCCCTTGCCCACCGTGGGCCGTTTTTCTCCTGCTAATTGATAAACTTTATAAGTTCCTCGGTCTTTGTTGTAATACTTTTTCATATCCGAACTTCCAAGTTCTTCTGGACCGACATACTTATCAAAATACTCTTTTACGGGACTAGGCTTAGGCATAGCAGCTACAGCAGACAACAACCCTTTGCCCTGTGGTTGCTCTATACCAAGTCTAGCTAACACACCTATAAAATCATTAGCCACTATACTATCCTTGTACTGCATTTCTAGAATTGGTAATGGTAGAAGTATTACCGATATGATCAACAATGTGCGTAACATTAATCACCTCTACGTTCCTTCTCCATACGTTCGTTGTACTTCTCTGCACCACCGCCAAACCAATTGTACAACATTGGACCAAGCAGCGGGACACTACGTAGAAGTCTAGAAGCATCAGCGTCTTCGTCTGTTAGCATTACCGCTCCTTCAGTAATAGCATCTATAATTGGAGTGGCCGGTGCAAGAGTTTCAATAGCCGCGTCCGTTATTTTACCCTGACTGATATACTTATCACTTACATATTTGTTTACACCAAAGACTCCAGTTAGTGCCCAAAGTGCTTTGTTTGGAAGATCGTCCACAGAGACATCCCTGCCAAGAAGAATGTCCTTAGTTGCCTGTGTCCCGACATTAGCTGCTGATAGGTAACCGGCAAGTACCGCAGCCTTTTTAGCAGCGGCCAACTTGTTTCCTTTCTGATACTCTTGTACAATCTCTCGCCTTACTACGTCATACTGCTTTAGTGTAAAAGATTTTAAAGCATACAAGATTCTACCATTTGGATTGTCCAGGTAAGCCTGTGGCATCTCACTCATGGTAATAGGCTGTACACCTGATAGCTCGTTGAACGTGTGGAACTTAACAGGCTCTGTAACTTTACCAGCTTTTAGGTCAGCTACTATAGATTCAATATCATCACCATAGAACTTACCCCACTTTTTACGAAAGGCTGCTTCTCCAGTAGAAGTTTTCATAAGTTTAAAGTTCTTACGAAGAGCCGCGTTCATAAATGTTTCTTTACCCAACCGGTCAATTGCTCTAAAGCCAGAAACTGTGAACAAGTTGTTAAGCAATTTGGCAGTCTTTCTAGCATCGGTAAACTCTTGACCAATATTGTCAATACCAATGTCAACGATTTTAATACTCTTAGGACCAAACATGGCTCCAATTGTACTTCTAAAACCGTTAAGAGCACCAGACAGACCAATGTCACCTAGCTGAGTAATCGCAGAAATAGGATTAGCAATTGTTCCCATATAGGTTAGATCACGAGTCCAGCCTAGTAGTTTACCACTTGTCTGCTCACCACCTATAAACCTAGATTTCAAAAGACTTACAAGTTCGTCTTCTTGCTCTGGCAATATATTACCAGCAAGCTTTTCTTCTTCAACCAGTCTTCCAATTGAACTATCCAGATCGACAACGCCTTGCTGATCTTTTTTCAAGCTACGTCCTAGAAAGTTACGACGTTCAATATTGTTAATAGCGTTACGAGCATAGATGGTCAGGGCTTCTTCAGGAGAGGAGTAGTACTTTAAAAGATTGTCGTCCAGCTTTTCAATTGTACGTGGCTTTACAAAGTTAGGAAGATTTCCATCAGTCTTTACACCAAAGCCTCTAATAACCATGTTGGCAATGTTGGACTTGGTTGCCATGTCAAGATCACTTACTGTAAGGTCTTTAGCCCGTGCGTATTCCTGTTGTGCTTTAGCTATTGCAGACTTCTTTTTTGAACCAACAGCCTTCAACAGTCCGTCATAATCTTTTACAATACGTGGAAAGTAATTTTCTTTAGGGTCAAAAGTATAACCCACATCTTTCAACTCGTCGTAGAATGAACCAAGTTTTGCTTCAACAGTTGGAAGCATATCCTGCATTTCTTTAGGCATATATGATTTAGCTGCTGAAAACTCTCCGTTGTACAGGTGTCGTGTTACAGCTTGTTTTGCAGGACCTTTAAGTTTCTGTAACTGACCTAAAAACGGCTCTAGTTCCTTCATACTTGCATTAGTCTTAGTATGGATATCGTATTCAAACTGCCGAAGTCTGCGGAGAACGGGCTGAGAAATGTTACCAACTCTGGTAGACAGTGCTCCTATGTATCTATCTAATCCCTTATTCATAACCCGCGCAGTCGCACTGTCTTCAGCAATGTTGTACTGAAGAGCCTCTTCGGCACGATCCTTTGACGGAGTAATTCTAGGCTTCCTACCTGCAATTTCTACATCTCGTCCCAATGTTGAACCAATAGGACTTGCTGCAATTTCTTCTAGAGCACCCTCTACACTACCGCCTGCTGCTATGTGCTCATTAGCAATGCGTTCTGCCTCGTCTATATTTTTGTTAGCTACGCGGGCAGCTGATTTATTTCTAACAGCGCCTATAGCCCTACCCGCCGCAGGAAAAGCAGCACCACCAGCTCCACCCAATGCTGTAGACAATGCTGCCTTTATTGGGTCAATCTCACCAGTCGTTGCTACGTCCTGGGCGAGACTATACCCGGCACCTAGACCAGCGCCTACAGCAGCACCGCCTTTTATAGTTGATCCAACAGGAAGCAATGTTGTAGGATCAGCCAATGCTCCTGCAATAGTGCCAATGGTGTTCGCTGTTGATCCACTAGCTTCTTCAAAGTACGGACCATACTTAGACATCAGATCGCGTTCACGCTTCCGCTCAATCATCTCTCTGCGTGTAGCTACATCTGAATCTGAAAACCCTTCCCCGTAGATTTCATCTGGAGACAGGTAGTTAAATGATGTGATATCAAAACTGCCCAGTGGAATACGAGCTTCTAGAGCGTCACTCAAATAGTTTGTAAACGTACCCGTCTTATCAAAGCCATACATAAACTGACGATAAACGTCGTCAGACTCACTAGAGATAAGCTTGTTGTCTACAATTCTGTCCCCAGGCCTTGCTCCCAGAGACTGTAGATTTGACGAAGACGCTATGTCCTGATCGGTTAAACGCTGACCAAGGTCAGTCCTACTGCCTTCATCAGAAAACTTACGAACAATTTTATTATTTACAACCTGATCTCCCGCCACTGCTCCTAGTTCTTTAAGTTTAGGAGAAGACAAGATGTCATTCATTGTAAGTGTAATTGGTTCAGCCATGCTTACCCACCAACGTTAGCAAACGGGTCTACACCATTATTATTAGTAGATTGTGTAGGCGCGGAGCCACCACTTTTAATGTTTGCAATAGCTTGCTTAATTGCATCAGGTGTAGAAAGTCTAGGATTTTGATTAGAAACGTTAGCTGCTTCTAAAGCAACTGCGCGAACTACATCTTCCTGACTCGGACCTCCCTGTACTCCTGGCGCTAACCTTTGCAAAAAATTACCGCCTGTAAGACTATCAATTGATTCTATAAAGGTTTTGTTTCCCTTAATGGCTTGTACAAAAGAATCAATTTTAGGACCAGTAATGTTTGCCGCTCTAATCCTATCTCGTTCAGCGGTGGAACGGGCAATGTCTGCTCTTTGTTGCTGAATATCCAAACCACGCAAAGCACGCTCTTCTGCCCGAGCAGCCGCAGCCTGTTCCAAAGCTTCTTTATCAGCCGCAGCTTGTAGTTTAGCAGCTTCAATATCTTGAGTCTCCATTGCCCTGAGTGCTCGCGTAGCACCCAAAACAGTAGGCCCAAATCCCTGACCAGCAAAGCCAGCCTGTTGGAACTCAGGCTGTGCAAACATGCGTAGGAGGTTAGCCATAAACTTACCCATATCACCGCCCATGAGGGTCTTGGTCATATCTGCTTTTCGACTGGCTTCTGCCTGTTGGTTTCCTATGTTCGCACCAATTTGTAAAGAAGTTTTATTTTTATTGGCTACGTTTTGCTCTACTGTTGGAGCAGGAACAGCAGATTGTGTAATTGTCGCTACAGGAGTAGGTTGCATAACTGCCGCAGGTGCCGGAGCAGGAACACCTGTGTTCCACACTGGGTTCAAATTAGGTACAGTGGGCATATATTGATTGTATGCTTCTCGGTACTGGTTTACATTACTTTGTTGATTTGCGTTACTGGGAAGAGGCAAACGAGAAAGCACTTCCATATTAATAGGTGCATTAGCCATATTCTTATCCTACTTAAATCAAGCCTTGGAAATTGAGGTAAGGCCGTTTGACAATAGTGTTTTCAAGTTGTTTAGCGATACGTCTAGCAACTTCCTGCTGTATCTCAGCCTGTGTACCTAGCTCAGTTGGGATGCCGTAGGGAGACTGAGTTGGGCGGTAGCTTGACCTACCAGTCGGTACTCCCGGCATAGGAGGGAGACGACCCGTGATAGGCTTAACTGGTATTGGTCCCTCACCAGAACCACCTTTGGCAAGATTGTTCAAGAATGAATCAATATCCTTCTTGTAACCAGCCTCTGAACCACCAGTGATCGTGATGTCGTGTGCTTCGCCAAGATCAGTAGTAATGCCGTCAGCTTCGCCGTACATTTCACGTTCTGCTGCAGACATTCCTGCCATCGGGTCTTGCTTTGGAAGCTTTCCACCAGTAGCCTCGTAGCCAGCATCCATCATAGGATTGACGGTTACAGTAGATGGGGTGTCCCTATAGTACTCTGAGGAAGCCATTTGTTCCAGTTGTGCTAAGATTTTACCCATTTACAACTCTCCCGTAATCAACTCGATAGTACCCATCAGAGCCAATGGAGACAGCTTCTGGCATAATGTTAAGAATTTCCTGAGCAAGGACACCAAGGGTTCCCTGCTCACCTGCAATCTCTTTACCCTTCTTGGTCCACTCCCAACGATAAATTGGAATACCGTTCTCAAGCTCTCCGACACGTTTGATTTCAGTTTTGAGCCTAATGTCAGACAAAGCTGCCGCTGTACCCGCTGCGCCAGCAAGCTGCTGGAAGATAGACTGACCGGGGATAACCTGACCAGTCATGCCAGAGGAAGTCTGCTGCATCTGCGTGGAGCTACCAAGACCAGCCAAGCCGCCCAGCAGGTTAGCGTACGTGATAGCCTGAGCACGTTCTGCTTCCTGCTGCTGCTGTGCAAGACGACGAAGGTCTGCAAGTTCAGCACCCTGACGAGATTCAATGTCTCGGCCAATGGCTTCCTGCAACTGAGCCGGTGTCATCTGAGCCTGAATAATTGACTGAGCCATTCCAGGCAACTGCCCCATTGCTGCCATTCGACGCTGATCTTCTGCACCCAGAGCACTGGCCAACTGGCTTTGCACAGTTTCTTCGCGCTTCTGCTGCTGGAGAGCCTGAAGCTCACCTAGGGCAGTAGAGCCTAGCCCAAACTGTCCAGCTTCCATAGCTTGCCGCTGGGCCAACTGTTTATCACGTTCGGTAAGTTGACGAGCCTGATTAGCAATCTCTCCGGTCTGCGCCTGAAACAATTCGCTAGTTCCCGGAGCAGCGGTAGCCCGACCGAACATCTGATCGTAGACAGTTTGGAAACCGGGAGCAAACCCAGCGGCAGTCTGACCTACCTGTTTGTACAAGCCCCTAGCTGCAGCGGTCTGACTAGACGTACCCGGAACCAGCGGTCCTTGGTACAACTGTGGAGCAACGTTGAACCCTGACTCCAACTGTGGCAACAGTGTTTCAATGTAGGGGGTAACGGTTTCCCACGGCTCAACTTTACTTGTCCCTTGCGTCTGCGAACTCGATGGTGCTTGAACCACCGTGCTGCTAGGTGTAAAAATACTGCCCATTTTATAGCCTCTTATATACAGTAATGCTTGTTAGTTCGTAACCCATGGGGGCCATTACTTTTTCCCAACCCTTGCGACCGGTCATCTCAAAGAATTTATAACCAAGAGCTTTGTAGTACTTCTCCACCACTGGAACCACGTCTGGAAAGTTAAACTTACCGCCAATGGCTTCTGCGTTAATCCCTGTTGCTTGAGGATACGCTGCAGCCCCTATTACAAAACAACCGACGATCTCACCTTTTTCAGAATCGATAGTAACCCAGAGATCAGAAACCTTGTCTACTACTCGCTGGATAATATCTACCGCTTTGATAACGTCTGTGTTGTTCCTACCTGTGGAGTTTTCTATGTACTCCCAACACTGGCCCACTATTGTCTTAAAGTTCTTACTCTTAGGGTTTACTTTCCTATAACTTAACCCATGAACCGGCAGCGTTGAAAAAGTATATACCTTCTCCGCTTCCGGGGTTCCAACTAGTTCCGTCTGCATATCGTATGTCACCTTGACTTGGCTTTGTAGGAGGAGAGTAGACTACGTCTAAGTGTCCGTCTCGCAATAGGTCTACAACAGCACCAAGTTCGATAAAAGTTTCGTTAAGATAACCTGGAAGCTCTTCTGGAGCAGAGGGCGGGTTAGCGTGGTTAAACCGAAGGAACTCTCTGCTCATCGGTCCGACACCACTTCGGACTCAATTGCATATCCAGAGAGATTAAAGGAAGTATCGGTGTCGTGTTCAAACTTGATAGCGATGTATCGACCGCGAACTCGACAATCAATTTTACTGTCTACGCCAATATTGAACTCAACTGGGTCAGCATAAGTAACACCAGCGTAAGGTTCTAACTCAGCCCCTACACTTATTTTAACATACCCTGTACCACTAATTCTAGGATAAATTCTACTTATATACTTAATAGAATCAGTTCTTCCAGAGTGTAGTCCAACTCGTTCCAAAGTTGTTACAAATGTTGTTCCGTCAAACGTGGTGCTTGAATCTGCTAAAAAGAAACGACTGTTTGCTGCTGAGTTTGCTGGGTAGCACATCAGTAGAGAATCAACAGCAGGGTTGTAGGCCTGTTGAGACCAAGCAACTGTGCTGCTTTGCCATGTATCTGTAGCAGCCGCCCACGTGTTTGTAAGCTCAGGGTCTACCAGACCTACGCCAATATAGTTAACGCTGGGCAAGTCTCTAGTAGCCCAGGTGTTGTCTCTATAGTTCCAGACCAGTGCGGTGTTTGGCAAACCGTCAGTAGCACCTGTGCGAGGGTAACAAATCCAAACTTCGTTTTGGATACGGTTGTTGACCAAAAATGTTTTGTAGTAATAGGTACTGTCGATCTGAGAGAACAAGAATGTTTTAACTTTGTCGTCAATGATGCTTGTCAGACTGTTACCGTTTGTGACGACAACGTCGTTGGTTGACATAAAGACGTGCTTGCCATCACCCAGATCAACAACAGCGTCCCTGGAGAACAAACCAGTGTTCTTAAACTTCTCTCGAAGGTTGAAGGTAAACGTACCGCCAACATAGGACAAAGAGTGGACACTGTCTTCCTTGTACACGATAAGTTCGTTACCCAAAGGCAGAGCGTTAAGGATATGGCCTTTGGTGCCTCCTATAGTAGCCTCTCCTGACTCAGAGGCGGTGCTAGCAGAGTTCCAAGTGTCTGCACCGTTGGTAGCTGCCCCGGAAGGAATAGCGTCGCTCCAGCGCACTGTAAAGGGCTTTGCGGTGCCAGTGTCAGTTAGGTTAAGAGCAACCAAGTGGTTCCTAAACGGTACAATAACCTCACATCGGAGTGTAGATGGCCAGTCAGGAAGGTCTGTAAACTCTGTGCCACCCTGCGTAAAGCTTTGAGGTACGTCCAGTGTGTTGTTAGCTACCAATACACCGCCAAGCACACCGCCCTGCCAGTTCTTCGTAGTCCCTGCAATGGTGGTGTACGCTCCAGAGGTTCTGGTAACGTCAGCGTGGGTAGCACCCGTAATCTTGTTCAGAGACGTGGCACCGCCGTAAATCCACAAAGGTGTGCTGCCCTGAGTCCAGCTTGTGACCCAATAAGGTGTGTCTAGGGCTGTTCCAAAAACGCGAGTATTCCCTAAAATAGTACTGGCTTTTTTATCAACAAACCGCACGTTATTTGCGCTTGTAAAAAACGTAGGCGGCATGTCGTAGGGTGACAAATCTGTGTTAAGAGAAAAGCCGACTTGCTGTCCGTTGATGTCAAAGAGTTCTTTAGCCATTGCCGGTTGCCGAATCTACTTCCCATTCAGTGCTATTAAATTCTTGCAGGCAGATATATAATTCATCTTCTGTAAGAATGTTTCCGCCATCTTCTTGAACAATGTTAAATAAATCTAAAACCCAATTTGTAGACATTACGCACCCCTACGAACAAGAGACCCAGGATCACCTTGGACAGACATGGTCATAACTGTTCCGCTGTAGCGAGCGGAATCTTCTGCTTTTTTGATGTCTTCCAAAGACTTTTGGTAAAGTCCTGCAAAACGTTGAAGCTGTTCACTATCGTTAAGATAGGTAGCTCCCTCCAAACATGAACCGTAGAGGTACAAATCTGGGAAAGCCTGCAAAATGTTGTTGGTAGTGTTTGTGTTGGACAGCGGTGTCAACTGTTGGTAATAGTTGATACCAATGGAGTACTCACCGTCTGGTGCTGGGTAGAGTTCGATGTTTTTACCCAAGTTTGTATAAGCTTTAGGAGCACCAGAAACAATGTTGCCGTACTCGCGGCTACCTGACTCAGGTGAAAGGTAAGCCAAGGCATACACCTGAGAACCAGAGTTGTAGGTAATGTTCCGAAGTTCGATCAAATCACTGGGCAAGTCGTAGAACGCTGTGCCACTTGTAGTCGTAGTGTTTGCACGAATCATGTTTGCACGAACACGCAGGTCGCGGTTCATGCGGTTCTCTGTCAAAGAGATAAAGTCAGGAATTAAGCTGGTCAAATCATCCCGGTTGAGATAATTAGCAACGCTAGTTTTCAACTCTGAATAAGTAGCCAAGCCCATTACAAGTTGCTTTCATGTGTTCGAAGCCAACGATACTCAGGGTCATTAAGAAGCTTTTTAATCTTTGGCATGTCATTCTTGTCCATGATGTCGATGCCAAGTTCACGTTTCCACTTTTCAATAATCACCAGAGGGATACTAGCCACTTTTCGCATGTTAGGATTGTTCTGCGCTCCGTAAGGCGAGTCACCAGCCATTTCCTTTTTATTCATCTCTAGGATAGGCTGCACGTCCTGCATATTTTTAAGGACAACATTGTCCTCAGAGTGGTCATAGTTGAACTGAGTTTGAATAGGATTTTTATACATAGGTAACCTCTAAAATGGGGAGAGAGCTAAATGCCCCCTCCCCGATTAGACTAGTTAACGTCGTAGACCGCGCCGAGAGCTTTCTCGTTGTTAACAACAAGAGTGTACTCAGCAATGATCGCACGCTGTTCGCCGTCCGACGTGGAGGCAACTTCACGCTGCGAGAACGGACGCAGATACGCAACCCCATAGTACTCGGGGTCAAGCAGCCAAACGTCACGGCTACGCTGGAAGCGGTTCGGAACAACCGCCATCTCACCGAAGTCACTGACATAGATGTCCATGCCGCCAATGATGCGCTGGTCAGCAACATCGTTGAAGTTGGACACGCCGGAAGCACCGCCGACACCAACAAAGCTGGAGAAGGTCTGCTTCTGCGACGGAGCCATCATCAGGTACTTGGTGTTGGCACCGTTGTCATACGCCAGAAGGATAGAAGCCTTCAGGAGCGACTCAGTGAAGGTACGGAGCGTACCGTCGGTACGAGCAGTACCGTTACCGCCAGCACCAGCAGCCGTGCCACCAGAGCCAACGCTGGCATTGGTGGTGACCCAGGAGCTAAGCGAACCGAGCTTACGAACCGTGGTATCAGCCGCCATGGCCGTCTTCGACTGGTTAACGCCGACCAGCGAGGTTTCCATGTCACGCTTCAGTTCAGAAGCGCGCTTGGTCATCTGGTAAGCCAGTTCTTCCTTACGACCGGCTTTCGACACCGCGTCAAGCGTGCCGGAAACCAGCGTGGTTTTCAGGCTGATCTGACAGATGTTACCAATGCGAGTGGTCGGGGTCGGTTCAGCAGCGGTAAGCGTCGAACCTTCTTCGTTGAAGTTAGTAGCCGACGCTGCAGCAAGTGCATCCGTCTGCCATTCGTGATTAACAGCAACCGCATCCGTGCGACCACCCATCGACATGAAGGGAGTGTCGGTCGGAGAGATATCGTAAATCACATTTTCGAGGTCTTCCCGCAGACCCGCTGCGGAAAAGGTTACATAAACACCTGTGGGCTGAGCCATAATGGCCTCCTATTTTAAGAGATTAAGTCAAGAAACACATTTGTCGCGTCTCGCTTATTCCCCGTCTTAGCCAGCCTCTCTCGTTTAACCTGCGCTGCCTTGGTGCTCCGTTGTTTCTTAGACTCAGGAGTTCCAGACTTGACAACTTTGGGAACAGATTTGCGAACCTTCTGACTGGAGCCTTTCGTCGCTTTGTCCTGCATCATTGCTTTGTGCAACACGAGGACTACGCGGTGATCGGTAATTCCGTCAATGTCCTGTTCAGAAAAGCCCTGATTTAGGGCGTAACTTCTCAGTTCATTGCGAAGGGTCGAATCGGGACCAGCATACTCTGGCAAAATCTGAGAAAGTTTCTCAGCCTCAGTTTTGACAACATTGGTCAAACGCTGAGTAAATTCTGCTTCTGTCTGCTGACGAACTCGCTGTTGTTCTGCTTGAATTTGAACAACCTTATCCTTAGCATCTTGGAACTCAATACGCTTTTCCATGTACTCCATGGGGTCGTTTTCTTTGAGTTCCTGCCAGTTGATATTTTGGTACTGTGCGAGTTCAAGGTTTTGGTACTGAGCCATGTTCTCTAGAACCTGACCGTACTGCTGCCTTTCCTGATTTACTGCTTCTAGGTTAGCTTCATAAGCTTTACGCTGTTCAGCTAGAGACTGCGCCTTACGGGTATAGTCCGCCTGACGCTGGTATCCGTTTCGGAGTTCGTCTAGGGTAACCTCAAATTCTTCGCCGTCTACCTTTACGGTATAGCTAGGTGAGGTCTCTACAACTTCCTCTTCTTCGTATACGTCGTACTCGTTATCATCTTCTGATGACTCTACTTCGCCATCGTCTACTGCTTCGTACTCAACTTCCGTTTCGTACTCCACAGTTGAATCAGATACTTCTTCAGATGATGTTACTTCTGGATTAGTGTTTTCTTCACTTCCAAACATGACATCAAGCATATTAAGCTGTGGCGTAGTGACTTCCGACTCAGTCGGATTGGTCTGACCGTCGCTCATATTTTTACCTCTTTGTTAGTTGTTTTCGATTTTGTCGTTGTGTATGAAAGCTTCTAGGTCTTCCAAAATTGAACTAAGAGCGTTCAACTTTAACCAACAAAATTCTCTGTGTTCAGGATTGTCAGATATTTTCCACTCAAGTACCAAACTTTCTTCTAAGTGCTTAACCATTTCCTGAAAGGCTTCGTTACCTAGAATGACTGAAGCTTGAGCAGCTTTTTCTCTAGTGTCCAATACTATTTACCTTTGCCAGCCGGGAAACGGTTACCGCCAGCTTTGGCAACAGGCTTATTGCCCATACCTGACTGTACCGGACGGTTTCCTTTACCGTGGCTACCACCTGCGTAACTTTTCATGGTTTTCTCCTAGTTGATGTTTACCACTTTTTACAAGACCAATACCTAGCTGATAGTTTGCTAGGAGGGTTGGTATCGCACTTGTGACGCGCTCTGAAACTCTTGCGTCTTTTAGGCTGGTCTTTTTTGATAGACATATTTGGGTCGCCAAAACGAATTAGCTTAACAGTCGGTCCCTGCTTTGCCAAAACTGCAAACTTCTTGTTCTTACCTGGGGTACGCTTCGGCTTGTTGTACCCTGAGAACTTTTCGCCTCTGTATACAACCATTGTATTACGTCTTAATAATGAAGTTAATTGGCTGAAGTTTAATAACGTCTGTTCCTGTAGCAGCTTGCGCCGTGGTTGCAGAGCCAAGCACAAACGTGCCGCCTACGCCGACAGGACTGTACTGCCGATAATCAGGAACCTTAAAGTTAGAACCACTTGTTCCAAAGGTTGTTCCAATAATTCCGTACAAAGCAGAGTACGTAGAGGTGCTGTAAGCATCTCCATTGCAAAGCAACCAGTCATTGATACCAGTGATTGTCTGTGTAACCGGAATAGCATTAGAGGCATACATCAAAACAGTTCCGGTTTCAAAACCAAGTTTGTTAAACTGCGACGCAGTAAGGTTAACAGCATTTGGTCCAATGTTGGGAAACTGTGACTGCAGCACTGATTTAATCAGGCGAAGCTGATCGTCCCCTTCGCTAATATTGTCGCTAGAAGAAGGATTAGCCGGAACAAGCTGACTAATGTATGTTGCAGATTCTACGGTCATGCTTATATATTCCTATTGATTTGAATAGTCTGTCCAGTCATGCCAGGAGAGGTACACATTTTTCCATCATACGTTAAGAAAAAAATAATGTAGCTATTGGTAGAAGCCCAAAGTTCAAATGGAACTTGTGTTATAGACAGACCAGTAAAAATTAGTTTTTTATTTTCGTTTTTTAAAGTTTCTCTTACGCTTTCTACGTCATCAAGACATACTAAATAGTTATCTTGAGCTATAGTTGCTGTACTACTATAGCATAACATAAAAAGCGTAAGAGATAAAGAAAATAAAAACCTCATTCACCTTCTTCTATTTTAAGCGCTTCGCTCAACATATTGACAAACGCGCCTCGTCCTACAGTAAGCTGATCGATGTTAAACCGCATGCTGGCAATTTTTTTATCTAAATCAGCAATATGGTTGACTAGCGTTTTCTGCTCGTCATTCATATCTTCAAAGGTGTATTCAACGTCGTCAACAATAATGGGGGTCTTTTCATTTTTTCCCATTTTTCTCTCCATAAGTTATGTGGCGGTTAAGCTGCCCACGGGGTGCCACTACCCTCCGCAGGATTTTCAACAAGCTGCAACTGAGCAGCTACGTTTGCTTCGATAGAAGATACTTCTTCAGCACCAAGAGCAGCCTTGGTCTACTCAAGGGCTTTCGCTTCAGTGATGTCGGCATACGGAATAAAATCCGTAATATCATCGGTGGGAATACCCACGGAGCCGTAGACCCGTGCCTGATTACCGGAGGCATCTTCGTCGATGCACTGCCAGTGCGAATTGTTGACCACGTCAGATTCGCCGTCGAGAGATACAGCGTAATCAAGCTGCACGATTGACCATGTGATTGCCATTTCTTTTTCCTTTATCCTATAGGGTTCCAGCCCGAATTGTCCGGGTCGATTTCGTCGTGCCACGCATCACTCAGCTTTGGGTCTTCTTTGAGGTGTTCCTGCCATTGCCGCTCGCTGATTTGTCCGCTTCGATAACAGGCGATGAGAAGTTCTTGCTCGGTCATCACAGCGCCGCAATCATAAATGCGAGGAGTTCATCGTACCGGATGCCGTAACGCTCACCAGCTTCGATGCCCGGATTGATTACGTTGCCGTTTTTATCGACTTCTTCCGGCTCTGCTTCCCATGTATCGTGGCACAGCAGCGCATAGTGTGTGGCGTCAAGACCTTCTGCCGCAAATGCCGCGATAACTTCCTGTGCAATCACGCCGACATGGATGCGCGCGTCGTCGCCTTTCAACGCTACTGCGTCGTTGTATTTGTATTTTTTGACAAGACCCTTGATCGCCACGGCAACGCGACGTTCTGCGTCATCGAGATCGGCAATCTGCTGTTTCTCCCGCTCGTCAGATGTATTGATCGTGCCGGTGCCAGCATAAACAACTGACCAACGATTTGCAGCGGCTCCAAGCGTCTGTGCGTTGTCAGTTGCCGGGCGGACGACGCCGTTATTAACGACTCTTAACCGCTCTACGTTGTTAGTGCCGATTCGGACGTAGTCACTGTAGTCGTTCCAGATGTCAATGCCGTTCGTGCCGCTTCCATAGCCCATGTGCCCCGTGGTGGCACCACCATCCTGTGACAGCTCAATTCGAGCGTTGTCACTTTCGCTGACATTATCTGTGTCTGCTTCCAGCGTCAGGATTGCGTTTCCAGTTGATGCTAGATGCAGGAGTGTGCTGGGTGACGAAGTACCAATACCGACGTTGCCACCGTTGAAGAAGCTGGTACCGCCTGCTAGAACTTGAGCTTTTGCGACACCGCCGCTATGTAATTTTAACCCGCCTGAATCATTCCCAGCAGCAAATCCGAGTAGCTCCGCAACAGTATTTGTGCCGTTCGTTAGGGTAAAGCCTTTATACTGCGTGGCGGATGAAACTGTCAGAACATTACTAGGAGACGATGTACCAATACCGACGTTACCCGCGCTGGTGATACGCATACGTTCAGAGTTAGTCGCTCCTGCTCCTGAGTTAAAAATAAGGCCACCGGCAACTGCCCCCGAAGTCGAACCACCGAACCTGATTGAGCCGCCGTTGTTAAATGTATTGCCACCCGCAATGCTATAGGACGAGGACGTGGCAGCGCTGAACATATTTCCGCCACCGACAAGGGCGATATTGCCGCTTACAGTTAGTTTCTGGCTTGGTGCCGCCGTACCAATACCGACATTGCCGCTGCTGGTGATACGCATACG